GCGCTAGATAGTTATAGATATATATTAACAAGGCTAGGTCGCCAAGGGTGGGTTTAATAGGTGAGGTCGCTAAGGGTTGTTGCTGGTACTTTATATGTGAAAGTCGCCAGCAACTTGGGGTTTTATTTAGCAAATTCTTTATGTAATTCTAACCTAGTATTGGTAATCCATGCTATAGCTTCTTCCTTTCCCTCAGGAGTTTGCTTAAATAATTTTCTATACATCTTTTTATTCGCAGTTACATGGGCGTACCAATGCGTATCTCCAACATATGAAAGACCTTTAATACCTGTCCTAGCTTTAACAGCCCCTCCTTTATTCTGAGCATTTTCACATCTAGTAGCTTCTCTTAGATTATCCCATTTATTATTTAAAGCGTTACCATCTATATGGTCTATAAAATTTGTAGGCCATTTTTTAGTCATGTAGAACCAAATCACTCTATGTAGTTTATAAGTCTTCTGAGCTATTTTAACTCTAGCATAAGCTTTACCATTGGCTGTAGCACTTGTAGTAGAACCTAATATATCTCCGGCACTAACCCTATGATTATTTACTTTCCATCTAACCAGACCTGTATCTGGACAATAATCAATGAGTTTCACTAAGTCTTCATGAAGTAAGCTATCTTGTTTTGTTTGCATATACGCACCTATCAGAAAAAATAACACCTTAACATTAAAGGTCGCCAAAAGTCAAGCACACTACCTATCTCAACAAAATTTAACTAAAGCATAAAATAATTTGCACATATCTTAAAAAGCTGTATAATGGACTCATCGTTAGGCAGTCACCTAGCGGTTAAATTAACAATCTAATTAGAGGACTCTATCATGTCAGACGTACAAGCAAAAGAACAAACTATCGTAACTATGGAAGACGGTCAAGTTAAAAACTTCGGTGTTTCAGGTCGTTTACTATCCAGCGAACGTATTACAGAAACTGGTGTGGAAGTTGTTTTCCATATCGTTGACGGTACTCAAGTTACTTATTCACACGATGTAGAAGGTTTAGACGACTTTACTGCACAAGCTTTAGCGTTTGGTTTCTCTACTAAAGTAAAAGCATCTACCGCTGGTGTTAAAGTAGAAGACATTAAATCAGTTATCGAAGGTAAATTAGCTGAATTTGAAGCTGGTGTATGGGCTACTAGAGGTTCTAACGGTGAAAGCTTAACTCCATTAACTCAGCTACAAACTGCTTATGCTAATGCACATAATATTGATGTTGCAGGTAGTGAAGGTATTGCTAAAGTAAATGCTATCTTTGCCGCATTAACTAAAGAAGCTAAACAAGCTTTGTATGGTGAGAAAGCAATTAAGATTGAAATTGCTAAGTTGAAACTAGCGGCGGCTGAAGCTATGTAAGCTAAGAACTTAATGTTCTAAGAAGAGGGCGGCTAACTACCGCCCTTTTTAATGTCTGTAAGTTATTTAAAAATCTTACCTAAGAAATTAAATAGTAAAGAGTTTAAACCGTCTACTTCTCCTCTACTTATAATAATTACTCCACCAAACAGCATTATGAAAGGAATTATCACTACGCATAGTAATAGTTCTAACAAGTATTGAAAGCGTTTTAAATAAATCATTTCTCACCTCTAGGTAATGCAGTTACCTGCTGTAAAGTAGCAAATAGTTTATTCTCTAAGTCAAGTAAAGCATCACTTACATTCTCAAAATAGCTACCTCTTACTTTAAATTCTACACCCTCTTGAGGAGTAAATAGTTCTATATAAGCGTACCATACTAATGTTCCCATATAAATAGACTTCTGATAACTAAGAGTTATCTCACCATACCTTTCTAACTCCTTTAATCTATCTTCCATTGTCATTTGCCACCTACCTTATATAATTGTCTACCTTTAGCATAAGTATCAGCTATAGTAGCTCTAGCTTCTTGTTGTGATAAGGCTAAAGGGTCTTTCTTATCCTGACCGATAATAAAACCCTTCATCCAGTTACTTTTCTTTCTTTTCTTAGTTGGTTTACTCATGCTTTGTAAAACTAAGTAAAGCTTCTAAGTGTAGTTCTGCGGCTTCTCTGGTTTTATGTAGGAAACCTAGTTTAAACCATCTATTGTCTGTTGTATTATCTGAAAAGAAATAACTTTCTACTGTGTTATTTGTTAAAAATGTAATATAGTATTTATCCCCTAAACTTGGTTTAACCCTAATAGGTTCAGGAACTTCATACCCGTTGATATTAATAGTTCTAGGTTTGACTTCCCAATTTGTCAAACAAACATCTACTACGCACCCGGCAGGTTGGTAATAAGCTCCAGTTGCAACTAAAGTAGCTCCATCAAATCTTAGAGTTACATCCTTATAATATATATCAACTAAAGTTTCTCCAGCTAGTAACGCTTCTAATACTTCTCTATGATTTAACACTTTATTCTCCTCGTAGGAATTGTTCAATTTCTTCATTAGTTAGTGGTGTGGCGTAGCCCCACTTAACACCATTGCGGTCTATGTAATCCACATAACGACCCACCATAATCTTTGTGATGCACGCTATATTAATTTTAAGTTCTGGGTTTCTATCACTTATCCAACATAAAATACCTTGTTCTGGTATGTTCTCGTACCATTTAGGTGGTTTTGGTTTAATACGCCAGTCAAAGTTATTAAAGCTATCTGATTTTAACGGTAAGTAATTAGTATGGTCTAAAGGTCTGTAATCAGCCCATCTAGGATTTTTAAGTTCTATAGTTTTACCATCAGCTAATGCCTGTAATACTTCTTTTCTTGTCAAACTCATAATATCCTCTTTATGTTTATTGAAATGTTCTTTAGCTAAATGACTATGGTAGTCATAACTTAGAGGCTCCCACCCTTGTAGTACTTCTGACAAACTCATAGCTGTTCCTAATAAAAACAAAGTTTCTCACTTCTAATTACTTTAAAATTAGTCTTATATCTCTTACCCATAGTACATTCATTAAAGAAATATCTACCAGTTACCATAGGTTTCTTTAACTCTTTAACGGCTATAGGTTTAAGACCTTCCAAGAGCTTTCTATTTACTTTAGTATTCTTTCCATCCCACATCCAAGAGTAGGACTTCTTTACCTTCATACTTTTGCAAATAGAAAACCCTTCTTGACTAGCTCTTTCAATAGCTACATCAGCTACTAAAGCCTTAGTATAGTTACTCTGATTAAGAGCTTCCATATACATTATTAACGATAAACAGGCTATAGAACCCATGTTATTCTCCTATATTTACCACTTCCTTGTGGTTATAACCCAGTTCCTTAGATAGGTCAAGTTATTAATTACTAGCAGTCTTATCCCATAGTTCGGTTAGCTCTCTTACATTGTCGAAAATATCATAGACATTAGAAGGTAGAGTTAGCTGGTACTTGGCTCTGGTCATAGCTACATATAGTAGATTCAAGGTTTGATTATCTTTCAGCAGTTTAACTAGGTCATCAATACCACCTTCCTCTGTTTCCCGTAACATATCCATATCTAAAGTAACTGAATCATATTCTAAACCTTTGCTACGGTGGGCTGTAACAATAGTAAACTTACCTTCAGCAGGTGTTTCAGCAAGTACACCTTTAATAGCAACTATATTACCATGAGTACCTCTACCTTGTGACATTTTAAAAGATAACATAGCTAGTCGTTTTAGGTCTGGGTTACGTTCTGCTTCTGTAGCAAAGTCACCTATAGTATTAAACCTACGCAATTCAGCATTAGGGAATTTAGGCTTTGACCCACTACCTAGAGCAGATAAATGATAAAGTTTAGACCATAAATCTTGTAAATCAGCTACTACATGGACTTTATAGTTCTCTTGAACAGCCGCAAGTAGATAGTCAATAATAGAAGCGTTAGTTCTAACAATAATAGCACTTGTTTTAACTGGTTTAACCTCAGCCTTACCTATAATTGGCCTATCATTACCAGCAATAGAGGTAAGTTTAGTAGCTAACTCAGCTATTTCTGGTGTAAAGCGGAAACTCTCAGTCAAATACAAGCGTTTAAATGTATCTGGAATACCATCAAAAGCATTAACTGCACCACGCCACTCATAAATAGACTGGTAACTGTCACCTACCATAATTAACTGACTGTTAGTCTGGTTATAGAATATATCTAAGGTAACTGGGTTAGAGTCCTGTGCCTCATCTAAATAGATAACCTCATAGTCTTCTAAATTAGGATTACTTAACTGATACATTTTCAAATAAACATCATGGGTCATGTTTACAGTACTTGTCTTAGTTGTAACTGCCGCCCAAGCTTGAAGAACTAAAGGTAAATAATAGTCATAACTAGCTCTATCATGTTCTAGGAAAGCATAAGTAAACTCACCTAGAGCTAAACTATCCGACTGACAGAAAGCTTTTATAATATCCAGAACTTTAAATATAGTTTCTAGTTGTTTGTCTTCTGTTAGGTAATCTAACTGCTCACCATATAGCTCTACAAACTGTTTAGTATCAAAGAAACCAGATACCTTCTTGTACATCTTCTCTGGTGCAATGATAGTAGCATAAGCTAGAGAATGTAAAGTCCTACACTCTACCCAAGAAGGGAATTTAGTCTTAGCTTCTTCTGCTATGGACTTGTTAAAGGCTATATAAAGTGATTTACGCTGTAGTTTATCTGCTATAAGTGTGCAAGTAGTTGTCTTAGCTGCACCAGCGAAGGCTGAAATAGCTAGGTTACTGCCTTTACTAGCTTCTAATACGATTTGTTCTTGTTCTAAAGTAGGTTTAATTGCCATTGTTGTTCTCCAAATAAAGTTTATGTAATCTGTTAATTTCGTTTAAGATACTTTGATAGCCATTGTATCTTTTAGGTTTTTTACTTAAATTAGTTTCTACAACATCCATCTTAGCTGTGGATGCCCAAATATCTATTTTAAAGTCTGGGTATCTACAGTAACAATGATAGATACAAGTGCTAGTAACAGTAAAGCCAAGCTCTGTTAGATAGTCAAAGAACATATCGGTTCGGTCAGCTTTATCTGCTTTATTAATATCTGCTATATTCATAAATACCTATAATTCAATGTAACTGTTTTCTAAAGTAATTTCGATAAACTTAGCTAAGTCTTTATGCTTAGTAGTGGTTTTACTGGCTTGAACAACCTGTTCAATATACTCATCTCTAAAGTGTATCTGCTCTCTAAGTCTTTCTTCTATTCTATCAAAAGCTTTTACCTCTTTCTCTAGCTCAATAATCTTAAAAGCCGCTTCTTCAAGTAGTTTTCTAACTGGTTCTGGTAAGTCAACGTACTTAACAATCTCTTCTAAAGAGTAGTTTGATGGAATGTTCATCTTATTTACCTACAATTGTTAGTAATTCATTAAACTCTTCTTCGGTAACTCTAACTGCATTATGTGAGCTACAGAACTGTGTTAGTTGTTTACTTATTGTAGCAGAATACTTTTTAGAAGTAACTTTCCATTCACTATAAGCAGTACTATAAATACCAACAATAGTTCTATACGATACTAACAAACTAACGCTGTAATACTTGCGGCTATAACTATCAAAAGCATTAGGATAACTTGAACAGTCAACTTTAAACAGTTGTTGACTTCCTATTTGTTCAATAGCTTTTAAAGGTAAACCAAATTGTAAAGCAACATCTTTTCTAGTAGTCATTATAATACCCTCTTTTAGTTATAGTCGTTTAAGTTATCAAAGTGTTCCCAACAAGCGGCATCCATTATGTCTATCTGTTCTTTGGTTAATAACTTATCTAAAGCTTTAATTTGTTTACTGTTTAAAGTAACAACAGAATCATCTATAAAAGTTACTTCAGCAACTAGAATATCTCCTTCTTCTAAGTCTGGAAACTCTGCCGGATAATCCCAAGTAGCTGGTTGATAACTCCCTGCTATCTGGAATTCGAACTCTATATATAGTTCTACAGCTTCTAGGGGAATACAAAGTAACTGTTGTACTTTGTTATCTTGTAATTCAAATACTACTGATGTTTTCATACCTATACCTTGTAAAGTAGTTTACTGGAAATTGAAACGGCAAAAATATTGCTTTGTTTCTGTTTTCAGATTTTACAGGATATTATAGAATTTTACAATCATTTATTTATACTTATTTATAATGCAAAATTTAAGCTTATAGCTGTTTAAAATTTTATTATCAATAATCAGCTTTTATTTAAATTTAACGCTTGCAATCGTTTCACAATAGATTATAATGACGCTCAATTGCTGGAAACGGCAAGCGACAACGGCCAGTAAATTGGCTTGCCTAAACTTAGTTACCAAGGGTGATAAAATGATTACTTTAACTACTGACAAATATACTTTAATATCTAAGAACTATAAACTACAGTCTAGTAAAGTTACTAAGATTTCTGAAGAACATTATAACAACTACCTAGGTAGTGTGAACTTTATGAAGTCTTTAGGTGGCAAAGAGAAAGTAGTTAAGAATGGTAATACTACTGTTCTAACATCTATTAGCCCTGATAAGTCGATTAAAGTAGTTAGAACATTTGAGGTGTAATATGTGCAAGTATAAAGTATATAACGATAATAACTCTTTTAACATAGAGTTTCAAGCAACTGCTACTTTAGATACTGTTAAAAGTGCAATGAATATACCTACTACTCTTAGGGTTAGATTAGTAGAAAAGTACGATACTTTGTCTGGTTTAGTTAAGGAGTACAGGCAGGATAAAACAGGGTTTACATTTAGTATCAGAGAGGTTTACTAATGACTACATATAACACTTTCTACCTGAATAACACAGGTTCTCGTTGGGTAAATATAGACCGTTTCGGCAATAAAGATAAGATTACCTTAGAAACTAAGTCAGGTAAGTTAGTTACACGAACCTGCCAGTTCTACGAATCTTTTGGTAACTTTGCTACTATACAGATTACCTATAAAGGTAAACGTATGATGGTATTCCCAGATACAGTATTGGAGGATTAAATGAACCTACAACAACTAATTGATTCCAGACAGTCTTTAAACGATTTACAATATCAGTCGCTACTAGATATGTTAGCTTATAGACAAGGTAATGCTACTAGAGAAGCTATTAAAGCTTCCTTACGGTGCAAGTTCTATACTATATTTGACCAGTTACCTCTTAGTAAGAAGATTACAGTCAGAGATGACCATTTAGAACTTACTACTAGAAACCTAGTACAAGCAAAGCAAGAAGTTAAGTTATTAAGAGAGCTAGTTATAGCAACAGGTGAGTTATGAATATATTTTACTTAGATAGAGATACTAAACTCTGCGCTCAGTACCATACAGATAAACACGTTATAAAGATGATACTAGAGTCAGCACAGTTACTATGCACAGCGGTTAATGTCAAAGCTGGTAAACAAGTTAGCCCTTATAAAACTACTCATGTTAATCATCCTTGTAGTATCTGGGCTAGGCAAAGCCTAACTAACGCTACTTGGTTATATCAGTTAATGATAGAACTAGATAGAGAATACTACCACAGATATGGTAAACATCATTTGTCAGTAGAGAAACTACAGGATGCGGATATCCTAGGTTTAATGTTCACATACATACCTGTAGGTGAATTTACAGAACTACCCTTAGCTATGCCTGACGAGTTCAAAGTAGCTGATAAAGTAGAGAGTTATAGAAACTATTACAGAAACGCTAAACAACATTTACATAATTGGACAAACAGAGGTACACCAGCATGGCTATAAAATTAGAACTAGGTAAACAATATATTACTAGAGATGGAAGTGAGTATACAGCACCTTTAGAACAACTAACAGATAGCTTTTTCGGAGGCTTTGATTATATAGCTACTACCTATAAGACAGGTACTAACATATCTACAGCCTGTAGAACTTGGGCTTGTGATGGTTCTTGGAGCAATGATTTAGAAAATGGACGAGACCTAGTAGCAGAATATAACCCAGAGGAGATTAAAATGATAGGTAAAGTAATAGTTAATATAGAAGCAGGTAAAACTTACAGAACCAGAGAAGGTAAAGAAGTTACTTTAGAAACTGAAGATAGTTACACTTTAAAAGGTAGTAATGGTTTTCTATACAGTAAGTCTTTAACTGGTAGTGTTTATAGCTCTGAACATTCTGAATTTGATATTGTAGAAGAGATAGTGAAAGAATCAGTAACTACTTTTACAACTCAGCAGGAGGTTTATAAACATTTAGCTAGTGGTGGTTATGTTAGATTGTATACTGACTCTATATGTGGGTTCACAGAGGAAGGTACACTAGCTGTCTTCGACAATTATGGTAGTTTTATGTATCCGAGTGATAAAACTTTTACCAATGCTTCGCAATGGCAAGTAGCTACCCTAGAACCTAAACCAGTTCCTAGATGGGAAGATGCCCTTAAAGATAAGAAGATATTATGTCGGGTAGGTGATGATAAAAACTACATGCCTAGAATAGCTCTTGTATCGGGGTTCACTGAAGGTCACACTTACCCATACCTAATAAAGCTTGAGGAGGATGATTTATACCGATTTGCCGTACCACTTACCCTAGAAGAAGTAACTAACTATATCTATGAATGTGAATGATAACACTTAACCAAGACCAACTAAGAGCTAAAGAGTTCTTTAGGAACTGGTGGGATAGTGATAAAAGGTTCGCAATACTTGAAGGTTGTGCTGGTACAGGTAAAACTACTATAGTAAAAGACCTAGTAGCAGAGCTAAAGAATTGCGACCCTTTATTTACTTCACCTACCAATGAGGCTTGCAGACAGTTAGAGCTAGTATTACCCGTAGGTAGTTTAATTAGAACTACCTACTCGGCACTAGGATTTCACTTTAAAACAGATGAGGAGGAAGCTAAACTAGCTCAAAGGGCAGAAACACCTATTATTAATGACATTAATCTACTTATAGTAGACGAGTGTTCAATGGTAGGCCAAGAACTCTTAGATGCTATACTAGAAGCTGGCAAGAAGACATTATTTATAGGTCATAGGTCACAGTTACCTGAAGTAGTAGTTAATCTAAAGTCAGATGATGATTGTGAGAGTGTAGTATTTAAACAGTCTTATCCAATATATACCTTAACTACCCCAGAAAGGAATAAAGGAGAACTATTTGAGTTTTTAAGTAAGTTAGAAAATTGTATCTATAAGAAACCTAGAATAGTTGGTAAACGGTATGACATAAGTTTACAAGCTTTAATGGACTATATGGACTCTACAGAAGGTAGACATGACTTTCTTTATGAACGTAGTAAGTATATCTGCTGGACTAACCGCGAAGCAGATATAATGAATAATTATATCAGGAAGTGTATCTTTAATACAGCTTTACCTGAGCCGTTCTATCCTAAAGATAAGATAATTATGACCAGTCCTTGTGTATTTGTAGAGCCATTAGTAGGTATTACTAAGGGTAGACTAGATAAACTATCCGGTTCAACCGCAGTAGTGCAGTTTTCTGCTAATACTAAGGCTATTGTTAGAAAGGTAGGTTTAGCAACAGTTCTAGGTGTACCTTGTTTTGAACTTGAAGTAGAAGTAGATAGTAAAACCAGACCACTACTTTATGTCGCTATAGATAAGAGTAAGTTAAAAACTCTAGCTAGTAGGTTAAAATATGAGTGCTGGAATAAACAGACTGCTAAAGCCAGAGAGAAAGCATTTAGAAACTATCACTTTGCTATGAGTATGTTTGCTAATGTAAAACATAGTTATGCTATTACTGCCCATAGAAGTCAAGGTATGACTATACCTAGAGTATATGTATCTTGGAAAGATATAAAGAAGTGTGACAATACTGTTCTTAGGCATAAAATTTTATACGTTGGATGCTCAAGAGCTAAAGAACATTTATCAATTATTAGTTAGGAGATTTATGAGCGAGGAAGTTAAAGAACAACCCCATTCTCTACCCGAAGAAGAACTAGCCATACTAGACCAAAGGTATCAAGAATTAAAACATAAAGTAACTACAGAAAGTTATGAAATGACTCTTGATGACCAAAAGTTAGTAGTAGATTGGCTCAGAGGTAATAGAGAAACTAAATTCATACTTAATGCTAAAACAGTAAAGGAGAAGAAAGAGAAAGCAGTTAAAGTTAAGAAACCTAAAAAGTTGACACAAAAGGCGTTAGGATTACTGTTAATGAGAGAGTTAGCAGGTGAAGTACTAACAGATGATGAAAAGAGAAATAAAGAATTTACTCTAACAGGAGAAATACTAGATGTCAGTACAAACACTATTCCCGTTAGTTCTATCTAACACAGATTTAAGTAGTTGGTCAAGTTGCCAATTAAAATGGTATCGTGAACGGTGTCAAAGTTGGCGAAAACCTAGCTTTAACAATGACCTAGCGGCTGGTGGAAGTTTCGCCAAAGGGCTTGAAACTGTCAGAAAAGCATACTATAATGATAAGCTTTCAGCTATTGAAGCGATTAATTTAGGCTATTATACTGTAATCGAAAGCCTGCATGATGAAATGGCAAAATCAAACGCTAGTACGGAAACTTTAAAAAGTCCTGAACGTATGGGCTTAGCCTTGAAAGAGTATTTTCGTTACTTTCCACTAGATAATGAAGAGGTTATCCCAGCTCAATTAGAAGACGGTACCCATGCAATTGAACATAAGTTTACAGTTGAGTTACCTATCTTACACCCAGAACTAGGAGTTCCACTTATCTTTAAAGGCAAACTAGATATGTTTGCACAAAGCATGGGTAGAACTTATATTGTGGATGAGAAAACTACTAAAGCAATTAAGGCTAACGAAGCTGACTTACTAGCTACAGCAGGACAGTTCATCGGCTATGCTTGGTTAGCTAGAGAAAAAGGTATCATTACAGTAGGTGCTAAAGTTAGAAAGATAGCTATTCAAGTTAAAGAGATTAAATGTGAAGAGATTGAGATACCTATCACGGATTATATGATTAACTTATGGTATGAGTCTATGCTTAGTAAGGTAACTGAAATGGTAGAGAAGTATAAAGCTACTATGGGGGATAATAACTTTAAATCCCACTTCGTACCTGACTTCCAGCATGGTTGTACTTCTTTCTTTAGACCTTGTTCTTTCCAAGACGGTTGTAAGTCTAAGTATGGTGAGAACTTTATCTCTAGTAATTATCAACAATTAGTCTGGGATAGTGAAAGTAGAAAGGAAATTCCTTTAACCGAATATAGAACTCTTTTAGGTTTAGAAAATGATTAAAACAAATATACTATTATATGGTGAAGGTGGTTCTGGTAAATCCAGCTCAGTAGCTACTGTCTTTAAACTGTTAGATAAAAATCCTAACTTGAAAGTAAGATACCTGATGACCGAAGCGAACGCGTTAGCAGGTATGGAAGATGGTATTAAACGTCTAGGCATTACTCTAAAGAAAGGTCAGTTACATTACATGGTTTGCAGACCTACTTATAATCCTAAGTACACTTCAGCCGCAGTAGTTAAAGACTTTAAAGAGAACTTCCTTAACCTATCTGAAGCTGATGCTTTGAAAGTTAAGATAGGTGCTGGAGACCGTTCTAAACATAATGAATTTATCTCTATCTTAGAAGGTTTAGCAGTATTTAAAGGCACAGACTATGTTACTAAAGAAGTTGATAACTTGGGTGACTATCTACAATGGGACGAGGATACTATCCTTGTAGTAGATAGCTTGACAGCCTGTGTAGATTATCTAGTTTCAACTGTTAAAGGTAGTCGTTCTGCAACTACTCAGAAAGATTATGGTGATGTACAGAATAATCTAATGGCTAAGATTATTGTACCATTAACTGAACAATGTAGATGTTCTATCATTATGCTAGGTCATCCTGTTATTGGTGAAGACCAGACAGTTAAACAGCCAAAAGAAGAGGATTTAAAAATCACTAAACTATATCCTAAGACTTTTGGGCAAGCGTTAAACAATACTATCGTATCTAAGTTCTCCGAAGTCATCTACTCTTATGTTGATAGACAAGATAACTTCTGGTTCGCTGGCAAGAAAGAGGGCGTAGCAACTAGCCCTAGAAGATTCCCTAGACAAGATAAACTGAAGCCAGACTTCTCAGCATATCCGGTCTTTACCGATTAAAGGTCGAAGTGCTTAGACCACTAAATAGCACAATTACATTATTTATTATTTATTATTTATTACTAAAGGAAATACTATTATGGCACGTTTTGATTTAGACCTCTCCTCAATGTCTACAGAAAGAAAAGTAATGCAAGCTGGTCAATACCCTGCTTCTATCATTAAGTCTGATGTAAAGACTGGTGATACTAAAGATGGTGAAGGTAAATGGATGAGTATCCAAACTGTTTATGTAGTAAAAGATGAAGATGTTATTAAAGACTTAGGTGTAGATGAGCCTAAAGTATACGGTAACTTCTTTATCCGCTTTGATAAAGATACAGGTTTGTTATCTAATGATAACCCACAGTTAGCACAGTTAGGCCAAGCTTGTGGTATTGATACTACTGATGAGTTGTACCAAGAAGGTATTGAAGACTCTATGAATGACTTTGAAGCTTATACTGTTATGTTTACTAACATTGCAAATAGTCTACCTGGCTATGATGTTCTAGTTAATGTAACTCGTAGAGCGCAAGGCGATAACATTAGAGCTGAAGTATCTAAGGTAGCTAAATTAGAAGCTTAATTGGCTTCAACTGTTAGTTTTAGCGTTTATGATTGCTCCGCTAAGCTAGCCCAGTATAAGTAAGCTGGCAGTATAGGTAGTTCTGTTAAACTCCTAGAGTACAGGTAGTGTTTACTAGGTAATGTGACCTCTCCGACATTAGGCTGTACTTACGGGCGAAAGCCGCTGGATAACGTAACCAGCAAATAACTTATAGAGGACAACTATATGCACAGACCCAAACACCCCTCACCTAAACCAGTTATGGTTATAGTTGATTATCCGATTCAAAATGAAGTAGAAAGAGATTTTCCTTGGTCAGGAGCTTCTCACTTATCTTTACTATCTGACCTAGCTAAAGCAGGAATACCACAGAGATTTATCCATACTACTTATCTTAGTTACGAAAGACCAGATAAAGATAGCTATGACTGGGCTACTGATTTCTGCAAGAAGAAAGGTTTAGAAACTAAACCGCATTATCTGCAACTAGAGCATCAGAAAGACCTATATGTTTCACCAGAACTAATGTTAGAGTTTCAGATGTTAGTTAATGAAATTGCTAAAGTAGAACCTAAGTTAATTATTGTAGCTGGTAAGTGGAGTTTATTCTTCCTATCTGGTAAAGTAAGTTATACAGCTACACAAGGTTCAGGTAAATCACAGAAACCTTTAGGTGGTTTATCTAAGTACAGGGCTTCGCTAGAGACTACTTGGGGAGGGCTTGGACTGCCAGAGAATATAATGCTTCCATTACTACCACCAGTAACTAAACAACGTAGTCCAGATAAAATACCTGTAATGCAATGGGATTGTTTAAAAGCTGGTGATTTATTTAGAGGGCTTATCGAGGAAGGTAAAACAGTTGCTAGTTACTTAGAACCAAAACAAGAGTTTATACTTGGAACAGAACTTGAAACTGTTACTGGTTTTATGACAGAGCTATTAACAGAATTAGATAAAGGTAGCTTGCTAGTATCAGTTGATATTGAAACTCGTTATAGTTCCACAATAGATTGTATTGGGATTGCTTGCCAGAATGACAGAGGTATCTGTATTCCCTTCTCTACTTTAGCTAGTCCTAACTTCTGGACTGCTGAAGAGGAATATAAGGTATTTGAGTTGCTCTTAAAAGTCCTTAACCATGAGAACATACAAGTAACAGGGCAGAACTATGCTTATGATAGCCTCTTTATCTCTACCTTCTGGTTAGTAAAAACTAAAGCTCACCTAGATACTATGGTTCTACATCATGTTCTATATAATACAATGGAAAAGAACTTAGCGTTTCTAGCTAGTATTTACTGCGATAACTATCAATTTTGGAAAGACGACCAACAACATGGCTAACTATACTGAACAAGACGTAACACGCTGGCGTTACAATATAAAGGACATTCTCTATACCAGAGAAATAGCTCTTAACTTACAAGGTGTTCTAAGGTCACAGAATCCTAAACTACAAGAGTTCTACGAGTTCCAGCAATATCATAATGCACCTGCTTTAGATAGAGTGATGCACAGAGGTATTAAGATAGACTTAGCTAAGAAAGACGAACTCTTTACTCAACTAACAGCTTTATTAACTGATGTAGAAAAGAAACTAGAGTATCTTATTGGGGAGCCATTCAATCCAAAGTCTTTACCACAGATTAAGGCAGTCTTTAAAGACCTTTTAGGTATTAAGCCTATTATTGATAAAAAGACAGGTAATGAGAGCTTTTCTTCTGGATATATGTTACAATATCTTGAACAATATCCTATGTATAAGCCCTTGATTACTTTGATTTTGGAATATCGAAGTATAGGTGTTTTCCTTAGAACCTTTGTATCCGCTAAAGTTGATGATGATGGTAGAATGAGAACCAGCTATAACATTGCTGGAACTAAAACCTACCGACTATCTAGTAGAAAGAACCCTTTTGGTAATGGCGCTAATCTAGCTAACATTCCATCTAAAGGTAAGATAGACCTTAAATTCTCTTTAGCAACTATAGAACCTACAGAGGAAGTAGAATCAGACGAGAGTTTTGTTGTTGGTGAGTATGAAGGTATAACTAAGTTGCCTAACTGTAAAGAGTTCTTTATACCTGATGATGGTTATACCTTCTTTAATGCTGACTATAGTGGTGCTGACGCTATGATAGTAGCTTGGGATAGTGATTGCGCTTGGCTACAAAAGTTCTTTACTACCTCTAATGAGAAACTATATATTTATATTGGTTCACATTACTTACAAAGAGAACTTACAGTACATGATAAAGAGTATAAATTATATAAACAGTTTATCCATGGTACTAACTATGGAATGATGGAAGCTAAAGCTGCCGCTAATGCTAATATGCCTTTAGATGAAGCTAGGAAACTTAGACAATGGTACTTTAAACTATGTCCAGAGATTCCACAATGGCATAAAAGAATAGCTAGTGATATTAGTTCAAGAGGATATGTCGAGAATATCTTTGGAGCTAGGGGGTATTTTATGAATAAAGACAGCCCGACATTATTAAACCAAGCCTATGCTTTTATACCACAATCAACTATTGCTATCCTAGTTAATAAAGGTTTAGTTAATATAGACCAAAAGGAGAAAGATATACAAGTTCTACTACAAGTGCATGATGCTTTAGCAGGCCAGTTTAAAACAACAGACTTAGATGCGCCTAGTAGAATTGTTAAACATATGAGTGTTGAGTTACCTTATAAACGTCCACTGGTAATTCCAGTAGACATAACCACAAGTGCTAAAAGCTATGGAGATTGTTAGATGATAGAAGTTACAGTAACCTTTAAAGAACTGGAAAAGATGCACAACCCAGAGTTATATATTCAGAGTAAGTTAAGAAATGCAGGTATTCCTTTAACTGGTTTGTTCTCGATTAGTAATCTAGTAAGTTTAGGTAGATTAGTCAAAGAACAACATACAGAACAAGGTTTAATCGTCTATAAATGGGAGTCAAAATGAGTAAAATACAAGTTAAAATAGTAAATGATATGGTTAGTTTGCCTGAAAGAGCTACTGATGGTAGTGCAGGCTTTGACCTACTAGCTGCTATAGATGAGACCTTAGTACTACAGCCAGGAGAAAGTAAACTAATTCCAACAGGATTAGCTATTTTTATTAAAGACCCTTCAATAGTAGGTTTAATCCTACCTAGAAGTAAACGTGGTCATAAGGATGGGCTAGTAGTAGGTAATTTAACAGGTGTTATTGACTCAGACTATCAAGGACAATGGTTTGTATCTGCTTGGAATAGAAATAGTAATAAGACAGTAACTATCGAACCTTACTCAGCAATTGCACAGACTGTATTCTTACAGTTATCAAATGTAAACTTTGAAGAGGTATTGGAGTTCCCAGAAACTACAGAGAGAAATGATGGAGGTATTAGTAAAGATGTCGATACAAAATAAAAAATTATATTCCATTGTTGAGATTGCTAAAGAACTTAAATTATCTGAATCTAGGATTAGAGCTTATTTAGGTAAAGCTGGTTCACCGGAACCTGTAACGTTAGGTCAATTCTATGGAGGAGGTAGAACACCAAACCTATATGACTTAGAAGAGTTTAAAAGATTCTATTTAAAAACTGTAAATAGTAGACAAGATAAAATACAGGTTAGAGGTGCTTTTAATAATGAACTCGCAAAGAGCTTTTTAAGAGATAGGCGATGACTAAAGCAAGAATAGGTTATGCTATTTACTGGATAGTTTATTTTGCCGCTATGGGTCACTTATATCAGTATATGGAAGAGAAGATACCTAAGTATATCAAAGAAGAGGTAGTTAAACGTGGTAATTAACTTTAGCTGTACTAAGTGTGGAAGTACTGTGTTTAGGATATATGTATCTAGGAATCTAGCAGAATGTCATCAATGTTTGGCTAAGTATGAGTTAGATAAGATACATGAGATTAAAATTGAACATCAGAGGTAGTTATGAGTGATATTAAACAAACATTAAATGAACGTGGTAAACGATATGGCTCTTTCAAAGGTCATGCAGAAGTATCTCAAAGACTAAAAGTAGTAGTGCAGGAAGAATTGGAAACTAGAGAGAAGTTTCTATCACCAGTACAACAAGAAGCTGTAGATATGATTTTGCATAAGTTAGCAAGAGTTGTAAATGGTGATGCTAACTACATCGACAGCTGGAGAGATATTGTAGGGTACACTCAACTTGTTGTTGATGAGTTACTGGCAACAGATGGCTCTACTGATGTTAAGACTTTGCCTTTAGAAGTAATTGATGGGCAATTAGTAGTTAAGAGTTCTAAACTATTACCTGAAGCTACAATAGCTCAGGAAGAATATGTTATTAACTTTGGTGATAGAGGTGATAGGGATGGATATAAAAGTAGATAAGCCAGTCAATTTATCAGCTTTAAGAGCTAGGAACAATTGTATAGAATGTGATAAACGTATAACAGCTAAAGCAGTACGTTGCCAAAGTTGCGCTAATAAGATAACAAGTAAAATTCACGGACAAGCAAAAACCAGATTATATATAATATGGAGAGGTATGCTTGGTAGATGTTATAGCAAGGGTAATGCTTCTTATAAATTTTACGGAGCTAAAGGTATTACAGTTTGTGAGGAATGGGTGGCTTCTTTTGATACCTTCAAAGAATGGGCTCTGGTTAATGGCTACTCTACCGAACTTACACTAGATAGGATTGATTCCTTTAGTAAATATAGTCCTGATAATTGTAGATGGGCTTCTAAAGAGGTGCAGTATACTAATAGGAGATTAATGTCTAACAATTCTTCTGGGTTTAGAGGGGTTGGTAAGGATAAAGGTAAAAGTAGATGGTACGCTAGAATAGCTCTAAATGGTAGAAGAATTAGACTAGGGCTATTTGATTCTGCTATAGAAGCTGCTGTAGCATATAACAACTATGTAATTGCTAAAAATCTACCACATCAATTAAATATAATACCATGAATATAAAAATACTAGAAGAAGCAGGTTATGAAAGTGCTTTAAAAGGTCTAGCTTTAAGCTACTATAGGGAAGGCTATGACTTTGATACTTGGTGGACTATAGAAAGAAGAGAGAAAGCTGAGAAACAGTTAAGAAATCTAGCTTTTAAAGGCGGTGGTCACTCAAAGGCTATAGAATCTATGGTAGTTTGGATGCTTATAGCTGCTCCTAGAAGTTTCTGGCAAGAGTTTGATACTTATAGAGTAGGTATGACAAAGAACAGCGCTTCTAGTATGCACACCCTTCTAAAAGAACCTGTAACTGAAGCCAATTTTGAGGAAGGAACTTCTTCTTTACTTATAGCTAATTTAAATAAACTTATAGAAGATAAGGTAGATATAACAACTGTAAAGAATAATTTACCTGAAGGTTACATACAGACTAGACAGGTATGTGTAAATTATATGACTTTGCAGAACATCTATAAACAAAGGAATAAGCATAAATTAGTATATTGGAGGACTTTCTGCCAGTTCTTACTAGATAACCTAGAGTTTCCTGAGTTTATTAGAGATGAAACTAAACTGGCCTGACTTAAAGTTTCCAGCAATTAACTTATTAACCTACCCTAGAGGTAATATGAAACTAGACAAACTAACAGCTAGAAAACTAAAAACCTTAGTTATCTATGACCCTGACTCTGGTTTATTCTATAGAAGAGGAGCTAATTGTTTAGCTACTAATCAAAGACCGGATGGTTATCTATCAGTATATATAACTGGTAAGCATTACGAACTAGCCCATAGATTAGCCGTATTATACATGACTGGAGAATATCCAGAAGGTGAAGTAGACCATATAAATGGTTTAAAATCGGATAATAGATGGGATAATCTTAGGGTAGTAACTAAAGCTAACAACCAATGGAATAGTAAAATTAGAAAAGATAACTCTTCAGGTGTTAAGGGCGTAAGTTGGATAGAGCGAGACAAAGCTTGGGTAGCTAGAATACAGGTAAACGGTAAAAGATTAACTATAGGCTACTTTAAAACTTTAGAAGAAGCTCAAGAAGCTATAGCAGAAGCTAGAGTAACATATCACGGTAGTTTTGGGAATAGAGGTTAATATGACAATGTATTTACCACAGAAAGTACTTTCATATACTGAAGCTAAAAAGAAAAAATCTTTCAGAACTACAACTAACTATGCAATTTTACCTAAAATTGACGGGTGGTATGTGTATTTAGATTGTATAGAAGGTATTTGGGGTGAACTATGTTCATCAGCAGGTAGAGAGATACCTTCATTAACCTATTTATCTAAGAAGTTTAAACGGTTATCTACTCCGAGCAGGAATTTAAGGTTTATCTTTGAAGCTACTATCCCAGGTATGTTATTCCATGAAACTAACGGAATACTGAATAGAAAGTATGAAGATGCCGAAGGTGTGGTTCTTAACTTACATGATGTAGTTCCTATAGATGAGACTGGAACTCCATTCTATGTCAGATATGAGAATTGCAAACTATATATAGACGTATTCCAGCAAGTTATTGGCGAACAGGCTTCGTTAATAGAGATTCTGGAAGTATCTAAAGAAGAACCTGTGTTCTATGACCATTTTGGCAATGTTATATCTAAAGGAGGTGAAGGTGTTATTCTAAAAGATATAGACTCCGGCTACTTCTTTGGTAAACGTAATGATAGAATGTTAAAGATTAAAGAGGAAGTTACTAAGGATTTACTGGTAGTAGGTTTTCTTAGAGGTGAAGGTAAGTACTCAGATACTCTAGGAGCATTGGTAGTTCAAGGTAAGAATGGGGTTAGACATTCTGTATCAGGTATGACTGATGCTCAGAGAGATATGTGGTTTGTAATGCCTAGTTTAATTCATGGTAAAGTAGTTGAGGTTAAAGCAATGAAAGAGTTACCTGATGGTTCACTTAGAGAACCAAGGTTTAAATGTATTAGAGAAGATAAAACAATAGGAGATATAGACTAATGTTTGTTTATTTAGAAGGCTCGAAAGTAGTATTTGCAACAGCTAAGTTAATCAAAGCTTATATAGACGGTACAACTCTAAGAGTTATCTTAGAGAATAATCAGGGTTTTGACTTACTGTGTGAGAATGAACAAGATGCTATAGACTCTTTAAAGTATATAGTAGATAGATTAGATATTAATGAACCAATGGAGAATGATAATGGTTGGTAAAAGTGTTAATCCTTATGATATATGGAAAGCTAAAGCTGACCTAGTAGACTTTTATAAACAAGATTATGAAAGATTACAGGTGGTAAATAAACTGCTAATGGCTGGTCTAGCCTTTAGCTTAACTACAACATTTATTGTAACGTGGTATTTATGCAAGTATTTATAGTAGATAGTGAAACTACCGGCTTGGTGGAGCCACAAGCCTGTGAAATAGGTTGGCTTCATGTACAAGATACATTAGCAGAGTTTAAACAGGCTATAGTAGATAATCCTGTAGCTTTTCTTAGTGATAACAGCTACTTTCTATCAGTTTATGAGCAGCGTTTTCGCCCTACTAAAGCTATAGAACTGCAAGCAAGTAAAGTTACAGGTATTTATATGAAAGACGTGCTACATTGTCCTTCTATCACTACCTTTGAGTTCCCTAAGTCAGTTAAATATATGATTGGACATAACATAGCATATGATTGGAGGGTGTTTGGTAAACCCGATGTTAAACTTATCTGTACTAAGGAACTAGCCCAGTTGGTCTTTCCTAAAGATAAAGGTTTAAAGAGCCATAAGTTGACTACTATCATTGAATGGCTATACCCTGAAGAGGGGGCGACTCTCGTATCTAATGCTCATGGTGCTGTACTTGATTGTAAACTTGTTTATTTAGTTTTGTTAAAGGTATTAGAGAAGTTACCTCAAGTAGAAACATGGGAACAGTTAGCTAGTTTATGTTCTCAAGGTAAAAAGAGCTATGAGGAACTGAATGAACCATTAGTAGAGATGAAAGTAATACCGATAGGCAAATATAAAGGTAGTAAATTTTCAGAAATACCTACTGACTATTTAAAATGGCTAGGGAAGCAAAAAGACCTATCCCCTACGCTAGAAAGGGCTATTAAAATCGAGTTGACTGTTAGATAATGTAAGTTTAAAATGTGACTGTGGCTAGGGTAGCTCCCGAAAGATAGTAGCACAACTATCAGCCACTTCCTTCCTTGTGCGAAACTATAGGTGCAATAGTAATGATTACAAAAATAAGTATACCAGCATACCCACATAACTGTATTATCTGCGGAAATCCTAGATTAAGAACTTTACGAGAGATAAAATATAGACCAAATGCCCCTTGTAGAGCTTGCTCGCAAGCCAAAAGAGATGCTTCAAAAGGGATGGGTGGTTTGGCTACTTCGAGAATAGCTGGAATTTGGTATAAAATGAAAGATAGGTGTAATAACCCAAATAATACCCATTATAGTTACTATGGGGCTAATGGTATTACCGTATGTGAAGAATGGTTAGTATTCGCTAACTTCAATAACTGGGCGAATCTAAATGGTTATGAAGAACATCTAACTATAGATAGGATAGATGGCACTAAAGGATACTCACCAGATAACTGTAGATGGGCTACTAGAGAAGAACAAGCTCAAAATACCAAATTATTATTTAAGCATAATACCTCAGGTTATCGAGGAGTAACTTTTAATAGAAAGGATTCTAAATGGGTAGCCCAAATAAAAATAAAAGGTAAGTGCATTATAATAGGTAGGGCTGGGTCAGCTAAAGAAGCAGCTAAACTAAGAAATAACTATATTATAGACAATAAGCTAAAGGCACCTCTAAATACAATCGAATAAAACCCCAAGTTGCTGGCGACTTTCACATATAAAGTACCAGCAACAACCCTTAGCGACCTCACCTATTAAACCCACCCTTGGCGACCTAGCCTTGTTAATATATATCTATAACTATCTAGCGC